CGCATAGCCTAATGGCTGTTGTAGCAGCTTCAGCACGATTTGCTACAGGTAGATACGGTGTATCTGCTTACGGTGTTGAAGACATATCCAGAACACTTACTGGTGTATCTGCTACAGGTAGTGTAAATACAGTAGAAGAAAAACCTACTGAGGTTCTTAATAGTGTATCTTCTACTGGTGCTGTAAATACAGTTACGGTAAATATTCAAGAAGATATTACTGGTGTAAGTGCTACAGGTTCTATTGGCACATTAAGTATTAGTAACACTGTAACCCTTACAGGTACAGCAGGAACAACAGCAATAGAATCTGTATCTGCTGGTGGTTTTGAAATTGACATTACTGAACGTATTAGTACAAGCGTAGTTGCAACAGGTGCTATTGGTACGGTAGAACCACAAGTAGATGAAAACTTAAATAGCGTAAGTTCTACAGGCTCTATTGGAACTCTTGTATTACACGCAGATTCACAACTAACGTTAACAGGTGTCACAGCTACAGCTTCGGTAAATGAAGTAGAAGATCAAACAACTGAAAAGCTTGATAGCGTATCAGCAACAGGTGCTGTACAAGCACTAGCACAAGTTAAAGTAACTGAAGCTCTAGCGTCTGCACCAGCAACAGGTACAATAGGTACAGTAACCACAACTGCAATAGTGTTTAACTTTCAAGCTGTGCAAGAGCAGTATAGCCGTAGACGTACAGTATACATAGCAGAGGCAGCATAATGTCTACTTCAGCATCCAGAACTGTACGTATACCTAATGAAAGTAGATTGGTATTTGTTTCTGCCTTTGATACAAACAGGACAGTAAGAATACCAGATGAAAATAGAATAGTTTTTGTAGAACGACAAACAACATCTGCAGAACGAACCGTATATGCAACTGAGGATTAAACATGAGTTTTCGTTGGCCTAATAAAGACCCTGATGAACAACTAGATTATAGCGTAGATTGGTCACGTTTTCTTGGCACTGCTACTATTAGTACTGTTACATGGTCTGTAAAAAGTACTGTTTATAGTACTAAAACTACACTAGGTGCAGGACAAACACTTACTGTTGCTTCAAGTTCTGCAACTACTGATGATATACAGAATGTATCACAAACCAATAATAATACTGTAGCTACTATTAATATTGGTGGTGGTACAAATAATATTGAGTATACTTTTTTCTGTAACATGGTTGACAGCACAGGTAGTCAAGCAGAACGTAGTATTAAGTTACGTGTAAAGGAACGTTAAATGGCTTATGATTATCTTGGTCTAGTAAATGACGTAAACCGTAGACTTAATGAGGTAGAGCTTACATCAAGTAACTTTGCTGCTGCTACTGGTGAATACAGCATGATTAAAGATGCAGTAAATTCTGCTATTCGTTATCTTAATCAGCATGAGTACGAGTGGCCTTTTAATCATGTAGAAGCAGAAGAAACACTAACTGCAGGTACAATACGTTATGCTTATCCTTCAGATGCTAAAACACTTGATATGGATAGTTTCCGCATTAAACGGGATGATACTTTAGGCAATAATACTAAACGTTTAAACATAATTACATATGAAGAGTATTTAGATAAGTATGTAGATAGTGAATATAATACATCTGATAATCGTAGAGCTTTACCAGAATATGTTTTTCGTACTCCTAGTTCTCAATTCGGTTTTGTGTCTGCGCCAGATAAAGCTTATACTGTTGTATATGAATACTATAGATTACCAGTAGATCTTATTAATGCTACGGATGTACCGTCTGTACCTGAACAATTTAGGTATATTTTATTAGATGGTGCAATGCACTATGCTTATATGTTTAGGGGAGAAACACAAGAGTCTGCCATTATGCAGCAACGTTTTATTGATGATATTAAAAATATGCGTAGCTTGTATATTAATAGATATGATTATGTTAGATCAACTGTAATAGACCGTAACCGTATTGCTGTTAGTTCGTTTAGAGTAAACTAATAAATGCCATCAACTCGTCAAACATACCCTGTAGAATTTAAGGGTGGACTTGTTACTAATATGAGTCCGTTGCAGCAAGGTATTAATATGCCTGGTTCTGCAAGAACTCTTAAAAACTTTGAGCCATCTATTGAGGGTGGATACAGACGTATTTTAGGTTATACAAAATACAACAGCAGTATTATTCCACCGTATGGTGCTCCTGTTGTACATGGTGCTAGTCAATCTGGTACTACACTTATTATAGGCAATATACATCAAACACCAGAAGCAGGTGATACACTTACAGTAACGGGTGTTACAGGTACATATACTATTGCATCTGGTGGTGTATCGTTTGATGCCTCAAATAATAGAGCTACATTAACACTTACAGGTTCTTTAGCTAGTTCTCCTGCTAATGCTGCAGCAGTTACGTTTGTTACAACTACCAGTAAATATCTTGCGCTTGGGTGCGGTGTATATTTAGATAGAGTTATTGTTGCAAGAAATGACGATTTATTTAAAATATCTTCTAGTACTGTAACGCACATAAATGTACCTAACTATGGTACAGTACTTGTAAATGGCGCATCACAAACAGGCTCAAGTCTTGCAGTAGATGGTTTAACTGCAGCACCTCAAGCAGGTGATGTATTTAAAATAGCGGGAGTTAATCTTGTATATACAGTAACTTCAGATGCAAGTGTAAGCTCTGGCGGTGCTACTGTAGCAATAAACCCTGCATTAGCAAGTTCACCTGCGGATGATGCTGCAATAACTTTTTTAAGTGTGTCAAGAGAAAGTGCTAGTAAAACAAGATTTTCTAGGTATAACTATACAGGTACAGAAAAAATTGCCATAGTAGATGGTACTAACGCTCCAGCTTTATACGACAATACTACTTTTACAGTTCTTGATTCTGCGCCTACCAATATATTAAGTGCTAGTTTTGTAGTTAATTTTAAAAATCAATTATTTTTTGGTAAAAGTAATTTACTAACTTTTACTGCTCCGTACACAGATAATGACTTTACAGCCGCTTCAGGTTCTGGTACAATCTCTTTAGGTGGTGCGATTACAGGACTAATTGTTTTTAGACAACAATTAATTATTTTTACTGAGTCTTCTATATTTCAATTAGTTGGTAATACAATATCAGATTTTCAATTACAACCAATTACTACAGATATTGGTTGTGTAGATACAGACACCATACAAGAGGTAGGTGGTGATGTAATGTTCTTAGGGCCAGATGGCCTTAGATTACTAAGTGGTACAGATCGTATTGGTGACTTTGGCCTTGGTGTAGTATCTAAATCTATACAAAAAGAAGTAACAAGTTTTATTTCTACTAACACATCTTTTGCTAGTATAGTTATTCGTAATAAATCTCAATATAGACTACTTGGATATAACACAAATATTACACAAGAAAATGCTCAAGGTATTTTAGGTACACAATTTTCTGGTCAAGGTGGTGAAGGAATGGCTTGGGGTGAGCTACGTGGCATTAGGGCTTATGTAGCGGATAGTAGGTTTTATCAAAATGCAGAAACAATTGTATTTGCTAATGATGATGGTTACTTGTATCAAATGGAAGATGGCAATAGTTTTGACAGTTTAAATATACAAACTACTTTTGCTACACCATTTATGCCTGTTAATGATCCAAGGGTACGTAAAACTTTTTACAAAGCACTTCTTTACACAGATCCACAAGGCAGTGTGTCATTTGATATGAGCCTTAAATTAGACTTTGACCAACGTAACAGTATACAACCTACACAAATAAACTTTGATAACGACACAGGTAAAGTTGCTTTTTATGGTTCAGCAGTATTTGGATCTGCTGCAGTATACAGTAATAAACTAGTAACTCTCTTTGAAACACAACTGATAGGATCAGGTTTTACAGCATCCATACAATTTGAATCAGATAGCACAGACCCGCCATTTTCTCTTGATGCTATCACATTAGAATTTGGCACAAACACAAGAAGGTAAACCAAAATGGGAACAGGTTACACTAGAAACGATACATCTAACAATATTGCTGATGGTAACATTATTAATGCTTCAGACTTAGATGGTGAGTTTGATGCTATTGAAAGTGCATTAAGCACAAGTGGGCATACACATGATGGTACATCTGCTGAAGGTGGACCTGTTACTGTTGTTGGTCCTGCTCAAGATCTTGTTGTAAGTGCAAGTGAAGTAAAACCTAAAACAGATAATACTCTGGATTTAGGTACAGCATCTTTACAGTTTAAAAATGCATATTTTCAAGGTACAGTAGACACAGATGGCATAATGACTGCCGCAACATTTGAACCCGATGGCGATACTGCTGCTGGTGATAATGCAGCTATTGGTTACACTGCTGCTGAAGGTTTAATACTTACTGGTCAAGGTTCTACCTCAGACATTACACTGAAAAATGACGCCGATGTTGTGGTGTTTACTGTACCTACAGGCACCGATGATATATTGTTTCCTGATAATGCTAAGGCAATGTTTGGTGCTGGGTCTGACCTACAGA